TTCTTCTGACAATGTCGTAGAAGAATTTTACAGGGCATTAGCTTCAGAAGATGAAGGTAAACTACGTAGAGTACACATTCCTAGATCCGATGTGTTCTACATTAGAGAAAAAATACGAAATGACACAGGTATAAAGTACTCTCTAGACAGGGTAGAGAGAGCTATGTACCTTGAAGGCTATTTAAAAGCTAGAGATGTACTAGATCCAAGGAGAAAAAGAGAATGGGAATGATGGATAAAGTAAAACAAAATAAGAAATGGATAATCTTAGGTGTATTTGTTCTTCTTGTTATAGGTGGATTTGTAGGATTATGGTAGTAGACTTCGACATTGATGGTGATGGAAAGATTACAGAACAAGAAGTAGCTATGAAAGAGCGTATGCTCGAAGTAGAGCTACGAGAAGAGAAGGCAGAGTCACAGAAAAAGATGGCTTGGATAGCTATGGTGATGATGATAGGCTTTACAGTTGTTCTATTTACACCTTTAATGTCAGATACACGAGTAGCAGCCCTTGCAGACTTGCTTGGGTTGTTTTATATTGCGCAAACTGGTATAGTAGCAGCATATATGGGAGCTACAGCTTACATGGCAGGTAAGCCAATGGGTAATAGGGTAGCAATGCAGAAGGATATGAGATGAGTTTTAGGTTAAGTCAGAGATCACTGGACAAATTAGAGGGTGTTCACCCAGCTATGACTGGAGTTGTAGAAAGAGCTATACAACTTACAGACGTAGACTTTGGAGTTACGCAGGGTGTACGTACTTTAGACGAACAAAAGGCTAATGTAGCTGCAGGAAGATCTCAGACTATGAAATCTAAACACTTACTACAGGATGATGGCTTTAGTCATGCAGTAGATGTAGTAGCTTACGTAGGATCAGACGTATCCTGGGAGTTAAACCTGTACGATAACATCTGTGATGCATTTAAAAAGGCAGCAGAAGAGACTGGAGCAGCTGTAAAGTGGGGAGCTGCCTGGTCTGAGGGAGATATTAGGTCGTATCCTGGCACAGCAGAGGATGCTATGATGTCATATGTAGACTTACGTAGGTCACAGGGTCGCAGACCTTTCATTGACGCACCTCACTTTGAGTTAATGTAGTGAAAGAGTTTATATTGGTTATAAGCATGTGGGGCAACACTGGTGAAGAGTGGGTCTACACAGGTAATCAGTATATTATGCAGGAGCTGTTTACTAAACAACAGTGTGAAATAATTGCTCAGAATGCAAACTGGGAAAAGTATGAAGAGAATGAATACTTAGGTTTGCAGTTTGACTGTTTTAACAAAGCTGACAGAGAGTGGAAATAAATGAGATGGTTACTGGTCGTGCTATTTTTATCTTCTTGTGGTTTGAGTACTCTGCTACCGCTAGGCGGATCAGGCGGGCCTACAGTAAATTCTAATGCACAGATAGGTGCAGAGAATAGACAGGCAGTAATGTCCGTAGAGAACACTACATCTGCAGGTAGAGATATAGTTACAAAAGAAGTAGAGACAGGCAAAGTGGAAAACTTAGATATTATAAATACTAACATACCTCCTTGGGTAATGTTACTTCTAATACTTGGTTGGTTATTACCAACTCCAACAGAAATGGTTAGAGGTTTTATGAATTTTATACTTACGTTATTTGGAAGAAAAGATAATCCAAAGTACGAAAGATATAAAACATAGAAAAATAGGAAAAGGTAATGGTAGCAAGAGTAAAGCCTAAGCGTAAAGGCACAGGGATGAAAGGGCTGACTATTAAAAAAGGCCACAAACGTCCTACTAAAGATGGCGCTGGGATGTCAGAAAAAGGTGTAAGAGTTTATAGGGCTAAGAATCCTGGCTCTAAACTTCAAACAGCCGTTACTGAAAAGAAACCAAGAAGTAAAGCTAGGGCTGCAAGACGTAAATCTTTCTGTGCTAGATCTGCAGGTCAGATGAAAAAGTTTCCTAAAGCAGCTAAAGATCCTAATTCAAGATTAAGACAGGCTCGCAGAAGATGGCGTTGTTAAATGTGGATTGCATTCGTGCTTCTTTGCAGTACACCTGCAGCAATATCTTGTGAAGTGTTTCCAAAAACAGAGGCAACTTTTCCTACAGAAGAGTCTTGTTTTGATGAAGCATTAATTGTAGCTAGGTATTTTCAGAGTAGAGGTTATCTAGCGAAACCACAGTGTATACATGTTAAAACAGGAGTTTCATTATGAAAATAGTAAAATGGTTTTGGAGATATTTTAAAAGAATAGGTTGTGCAATTTTAAATAAAAATTGTGGACCTGAATGTAATTGTAAGGCGTAAAAAATGGCTTTATCAAAAGGTAATAAGAAAAAAGTAAAAGGTGTTATAAAAGGTTTGAACAAAGCCGTAAAAACACACCAAGGTCAAGCAAAGACTTTAAAAGGTATAGTTGGTAGAAATGCCCCTAAAAAAAGGAAAAAGTAGTAAAGCTATAAGCTCTAACATACGTATGTTACGTAAAGAAGGTAAGCCACAAAAACAAGCTGTGGCAATAGCTTTAACTACTGCAGGTAAAAATAAAAATGGCAAAGCAAAAAGATCCAAAAGTAGGAACAGGTAAAAAACCTAAAGGGTCTGGACGCAGACTATATACGGATGAAAATCCAAAAGATACGGTATCAATTAAGTTTGCCACCATGGCTGATGCAAAAGCTACATCAGCAAAAGTAAAAAGAATAAAAAAACCTTACGCAAGAAAGATTCAGATCTTGACAGTTGGTGAACAACGTGCTAAAGTAATGGGAAAGACAGCAATAGCAAATGTCTTTAAACAAGCTAAAGCAGACTTGCGAAGGAAACATAAAAAAGATGCCGTATCTACAAAGTAATATACCCTACTTCAAAGCATGGGTAAGAAGAGAATATACAAAGAATATGCAGGAATATCATGGAGACTTCCTGCACTGCATGGTAGTAGCAGTAACTACTATGCCAAACAGAACTCTAAGTTTTCAAGTTATATTTACAGGCTTTGAATCTGATGAAGATGATAGCCCTAATATACATGGTGGTGCAATGTGGGCAAGAATGCCACTAACTGCACTTGTGGCAGATACCCCCCTAGAAGACTGGCCTACAGAGTTACCACCATACTTAGCACAACCCTGGGATTGCATGTCTCACAATCATTCTGTGTATGTTATAAACAGAGCAACCCCTGCTCCTTGGATAGCTAAGATAGATGACGAGTTTTATCCTGCAAAATATTACTTCACTGTTGACTATACAGACAATGAAGTTGCAGACGATCCTGCACAACATAAACAATCCCATGTTTTAGAATTGTTAGATGCAGGTGAATACACAGGCAACATGGTTGCGTTGCCCAATAATAGAGTGAGAGTAACTCACCCAGCTTGGTTTGAAACTGGAGAGGGTGCGCCTGATTTTAAACCTAACCAACACATCTTTAATTCTAAAGAAGATGTTGAATATATTTGGGATACGGAACGTGTCTTTAACAATCTATACAAGGAGTAAACCTGATGGTTAGAAAGATGAAGAAAAAGGGTATGGCTAGAGGCGGCATGAAAAAGAAGGGTGCAGCCAGAGGAGCCATGATGAAGAAAAAAGGTATGGCTCGTGGTGGCATGAAGAAAAAAGGCTACGCAATGGGCGGTGCTCGAATGAAGAAAAAGGGTGCAGCTAAAGGCACTATTATGATGAAGAAAAAAGGTGGATCTAGAGGTGGTGCTACAATGACTCTTGCAAAAATTAGAGCTGCAGCTAAAGCAAAAGGTTATAAGCTAGTAAAGGCGTAATAACATGAAAAAGAAATCCAGTGTCAATAAAGCAGGTAACTACACTAAACCAACTATGCGTAAAAACCTATTCAGCAGGATTAAGGCAGGTGGCAAAGGTGGCGCACCTGGACAATGGTCTGCAAGAAAAGCACAGATGTTGGCAAAACAATATAAGGCGAAAGGTGGGGGGTATAAGTAATGAAAGCCCCCCAGAAAAGTCTAAAAGACTGGACAAAACAAAAGTGGCGCACAAAGAGTGGAAAGCCTAGTTCTAAGACTGGGGAAAGATACTTGCCTGAAGCTGCTATAAAATCTTTGTCGTCTGCTGAATACGCAGCAACTACAAAAGCTAAACGAGAAGGCAAAGCAAAAGGTAAACAATTTGTAAAGCAACCTAAAAAGATTGCAGAGAAAACAAGAAAATTTAGAGCTAGTGAAGGTGGTGTCGCAATGAAACTAAAAAAACCAACAGACGATCAGGTGGGACTAAAAAAGTTACCCACCGCAGTTCGTAATAAAATGGGCTACATGAATAAGGGTGGTATGCCTAAGAAAAAAGGTTATGCTAAAGGTGGTAAGATGAATGACATGCGTAAGACAGGAATGTTCTACGGTGGCATGTCAAGAAGAGGCAGATAACAATGGCTGTAACGTTACGTAAATATTTAAACAGTAAGCTAAAAGAAAAAGGTTTAACTGTTAAAGAAGCTAAAAAGAATGCAGGTAAATACAAAAGTATTGCTGCAGCCAAGAAAGCAGGATCACTTTACTATACAAACAAAGATGGTAAAGTAATGGCTGCTGTATATGCAGAGGATCTTAAGAAACCAATTAAAGATATTAAACCTAAAAAGAAACCTCTTAGATCATCTCTTTTTCCAAAGACACGTCCGTCAAGTGGCAGTATAAAAATGGAAGTTCTTATAGGTTCTGTTCCTAAAAGTGAAATGCTTAAGAAAATAGACAAAGGAAAACCTATGGCTTTTTCTGATGCAGCTAAAAAGAAAAAGAAAAAGAAAGGCAAAAAATGAAAATAGAAGGTGATAAAGTAATAGATCAATACGGTGCTGTTTTAGCAGAGTATGTTCATGGAGAATGGCATTCTAAAGATCCTGCCGTACTAGAGTTTGTAAATAGTGAAAATACAAAACCTAAACCAGAAACTAAAAAAGTTCGTGCTAGAAATGCCGATGGCACACTAAAAGGTGATGATCCTTCTACCCCTGATGTAAATGAAGCTTGGACTACTAAGGTAGTTAAAAAGGCTACAGGAAAGTCATAACGGGTTTGCATTTTTATCTGTAGTAACTTACTGTAAAATATAGTATAACTACTCCTGCCAATTAGGGCTAACACAGGAGTAGAAAATGATTAAACGTTTATTTAATAAAATAATAGAAGCGAGAGCAGAATCAGCCAAACGTAAGATTGCAAAAATGCAACTCTACAAGATGACTGACCGAGAGCTACGAGACTTAGGAATAGGTAGATGTGATATAGAAAGGGTTGTGCTTACAGGTAAAGCCCTTTGAAAAACACAATAACTTCTTTGATGATTCTAGGAGTACTTTGGGAGGAGGCTCGTGGACCCAGTTACAATAATCGGTGGAGCTACCGTAGCGTTCAATGCTTTGAAGAAAGGTTTCCAGTTCGGAAAAGATCTTCAAGAGATGGGTGGTCAACTAAATCAGTGGGCTAGTAGCATGAGCGATCTAGCCTACTTAGAACAAAAAAACAAGAACCCTCCTTGGTGGAAAGCCATGGGAGGTTCTGTTGAAGCAGAAGCCTTAGAGATATTTACTGCTAAAAAGAAAGCAGAAGCTATGAGGCAAGAGTTAAAAGACTGGATTAGTTTTACCTACGGCCCTTCTGTTTGGGATGAACTGGTAGCTACTGAAGGTAGAATACGTAAACAAAAGAAAGAACAAGAGTATCGTAAAGCAGAAATGATTGAAGCAATAATTACTTGGGGTATATCAGGTGTTATTCTTTTAGTCGGTGTAGGCACTCTAGGATTTATACTTTACATGGTGGCATAATGGCAAGAAACTTAACAGAAAAACAACAGAAGTTCTTAGACGTATTGTTTGAAGAAGCTGGAGGTAATCTATCTACAGCTAGAAAACTTGCAGGTTATGCAGATGGCGTGTCCTCAAAAGCAATTGCAGAGTCTTTATCTGAAGAGATTGCAGACTTAACTAAAAAATTTATTAGTTCGTCAGCTGTAAAAGCTGCATACTCAATGTTTGAAGTCATGAATAATCCCACAGACTTAGGTAATAAAGAAAAGATGGCAGCTGCAAAAGATGTTTTAGATCGTAGTGGTTTTATCAAAACAGAAAAAGTAGAAGTCTCTGCAGCTAACCCACTATTTATTTTGCCACAGAAAGACAATGAGAACGAATAAAACTTGGAAGTTACCTAAACCTATAGAGGTAGGTGGTAAGTATGAGTGGCGTCCAGTCGTAAGAGTTGGAACTCACGTACCGTTTGGATACAAACAAGATCCTGATGATGAAGATATACTACTACCAATTCCAGAAGAACTAGAGTTATTTGAAAAAGCTAAAAAGTTTCTAAAACAATATAGTTATAGAGAAGTAGCAGCTTGGCTCAGTACTCAATCAAAACGATATATTTCCCACGTAGGTTTATACAAGAGAGTTAAAATTGAGCAACAACGTAAGAACGAAGCTTCAACTCAACGTTACCTCGCCAAAAGGTACAAAGAAGCGTTACAAAAAGCGGAGAAGCTCGAAACCCAAAGACTTGGTTATAGAGAAAGAGTTAGCTCCAGCCCAACCGAAGCCTGAAGATATAGACTTTGAAAAAGCTAGAGAAATAATTTTTGAACCTAATGTTGGACCTCAAACTGATTTTTTAGCAGCAACAGAACAAGAAGTTTTATACGGAGGAGCAGCAGGTGGTGGTAAGTCTTATGCGATGGTTGCAGACCCAGTGCGTTACTTGGGGAATCCAAATGCACGAATGCTACTTGTTCGTAGGAGTACAGAAGAGCTTAGAGAGCTTATATCAGTAAGCAAACAACTTTATCCCAAAGCTATTCCTGGAATAAAGTTTATGGAAAGAGATAAA